ACTATGATGATGATGTTATCCGTATGCAGGATGGCATGGGCGTGCTGGATTTGCTATGCTATGCCAAAAACTACGTTTACTTTGAGGTTGATGAACATGTATAAAAACCAGAGCGAAGCATTAGAACGAAATCACCGCCACAAGTCTGGGCTGGTGTCCTATGCCATGTATGCCGTGACCGACCATGACAGCTTCTGCCAGCGTGGTATGGATGTGTACTATGGCGATGACTACGACCAGCTAATAGATGACAAGATGGTCGAGTCCATAACAACTATGGTACAGCAAGCCTATCTTGGTGACTTTCCTGAGTGGGAAGTGCGGGAACATATGCTAGACCAGTGCGAGATATGGCACAACAAAGGCCAGTGGTATCTGCGTGACCCTAACGATATATGGCGAGAATTTGCAACAGACAACGAAAGCGAGGCTGAAAATGTTGAAGTTTGATATTGTAGATGGTAGCTTTAGAGGCTATGCCACAGCGACTGTGGATATATCATTTGATATTCCAGAGTGTGAATTGCTTCTGAATAGAACCACATCATGCGAGGCAGATAACCCCGAAGAATATCTCGACCTGATGCGTGACACGCTAGAAATGTATGTACAGTCACACATTGAGGCAGAGATGGATAATCTTGGCTACAACTGTAGCAATGAGGTGTGCATTGATAGCTGTAACCAGTCCACAATCCATGAGATTGAGATGGACTTAGAAATTGAAGAAACAGAGACTGAAGATGACTGATATTATACGAGTAGAAATTGATGGCGACCTGTTTATACGCATCATGCAGGATGATTGGAAGGCAGGGACTGTTAAGCTATGGCTGGCTGACTACCAGAGAGAAGTTCACCTTGTCGTGCCACCACGAGAGTGGTGTACCGAATGGGTAGGTGACGACTATGAAGTAGATTATGTGACAGGTGTGCGTGGTGGTTCTTTGGCTGTACTGCTTGAGTATGCAAGCGAGTGGGCATACCTGTATCGTGATGCTAAAAAGGGAGAGTTTGGCAATGAAACACATGAGTAACGATGATACAAACGCCTTCTATGATTGGCTTGACACCTTCCCTAAAGGTGTGCTACATTGGGACTTAGTAGAAGTCCAAGAAGGACTGCGAGTAATAAACTTTTATGTACAAGAGGAAGAAGCTTTAGATGATGACTAAAAAATACAACGGCATTGAGGCCGCAACCGTAGCCCGTCTGAAAGACGGTGTAACCAACTTCACCCAAGAGGACGCACGCTACTACATGCGTCTGCATGGGACAGAAGCACTGATTCTGCATGACCCAACAATCAATGAGTGGGTCTGGTACAAGGAGACTGCAAAATGACACAGATATACACACGACCTGACTGGTTGGAAGGCCACGGCTCACCCTCTGACAGAGGCGGTGCAGATGCCTACTATGGTAGGCCGTATGACCCGCACTACTGGCCTGAAGGTACTTACAAAGGCACCCGTGTGTCTGCACAGGACATGACAGACGAGCAGAAGAAAGCCTATATGAAGGCATACCTAGAGCAGGACGACTTCAAGGACTGGGGATGAGCAAGGCAACACCAGAAGAAATCAAAAGGCGCATTGCTATATTCAAGCAAGCGCACCCAGAGATTGACTGGGAGCATGACCCGTGGTATAATCCACCACCTGAAGACGAAACACTAACCGAATACGAGAAATGGAAAAGAAAGAGAGGCGAAGATGCCTAATCATTGTTACAACCGACTGACTATTACGTCAGACGACTATGGATTGCTAATCAAGATGCGTGATGCTGCATTGATGGAAGACGGGCAACTCTTAGAGTTCCTGTGTCCATTTACAGAGGAGATTGACTACCAGTATGACTACGACTGGTGTGTCAAAAACTGGGGAACTAAGTGGGACATCTTCGATGTCGAAGCAGTATCCCTGATTGATGACACGCTGGAACTCAACTTCTGCACCGCATGGTCGCCGCCTGTTGAGGCACTAAAGTATGGTGCGGAGCGGTACGGCTTTGACTTTTTCCTTACCTACAAGGAAGAAGGCATGATGTTTGCAGGTATGGCTACGCCTTTGATGGACAACACATACACGTTCACATTTGATGTGCCGCCACATGAGGAGATGCCCTGCCAGCTAGTAGACGAGTGGGCTATTGACGTAGACTATGACGACTACATCATGTCTGCAGACGATGAAGACCTGTCTGACGACCAGAAGGAATGGCGCAAGATGTTGCGTGAAGACATGCAAAAGGAGTATGGCGATGCCTAAGAAACGATACACAGCCGTAGGCGTAATGGAGTTCGACATGTTTGTTGAGTTCGATGAAGACGATATCCCTGCAGGCATGGATGAATGGGAGTATGCCCGTCACCTTGCCGACCACGGCGCATGGGAAGAAGAAGCACATGGCGGTGACTTCCGCATCTGTGATGTAATGGAGAATGAGGAATGATTGACGTATCAAGTTTGTTTATATACTTAGTAATAGTAGGCTTTATTGGCTACTACATTTTGAATAGGAAAAAGTAATGATGTTAGCAATATTAATTGACCCGTTCACCGAAACGATTGAGGTGGTGGACTACTCTGGAGATTGGCAAGATATTTCTACACTGATTGAGTGTAGTTTGTTTACGACCATTGGCCTTGGTGACAGTGACACACTGTATGTAGATGACGAGGGGTTGTACGTTGAAGACCAACGCTTCTTTAACCTAGAAGGTTATCCACAACCTCTCGCAGGTCGTGGGCTTGTGTTGGGATACACCCCCGATGGTGACTCTACTGATAGTAGCCTGACTGTATCACAGGTACAAGATATGGTATCGTGGTGTCCCGAAGGACTGACAGTCGAACCCAGCTTCGAGGTGCTTGGCTTCAATGAGCCTGAAGATATCCTTGAGGCTTTGGGCATTGACCCCAAGACATTTACTGGTACAGTAAGCAGAGGCAGAGGAGACAGAAATGGCTGACGACAAAGAAGACATTAAAGAATTTCAAGAGTGGCTAGAGGAATGCCCGACTGATTGGTGGACAATAAGCCAAGAGGCAGACGATGTTCGTGTCATGGCGTTTTACATAGGAGAAAATAATGCTTGACATACCCCTATCAATATCATATATTGAGATTGGAATCCTGATTGGTGTGTGGTTAAACACGACAATCAATGTGTATAATTTTATGAAAGGATAGCCTGTGGCTAGATATGAAGTTTCGTTTGTGATTGACACAGACATTGAAGATGCGGGTCAGCAACCTTGGTGGCTCCTGCTAGGTGATAACGCTATGCCTATGGAATGGCTTGAGTATGTAATGGTTCGTGACCTAGAACCAGAGGAGCAGGTATTGGATGTTGAGTTCATGCCTAATACAATTAACGTGATTGACATGGTGCAAAGGCGAGAGCCGCCGAAGCCAACGCTAACGCTAGTGGTGAACAACGATGACAAACCAACCGAAACTGCCGAAGAACCGCAGTCCGATAGCTAAGTCTCTGTCCGAAGGACAGTATCAACCTAAAGTAGTGAAGCCCAAGAAAGGCAAGGGAAGCTACAACAGAAAAGGAAAACAAGATGCCGAATAAACACACGAAAATGTTTCGACCTTGGTATGAGGACAACGTACTCAGCCAGTGGGAGAAGGTAAAAACTGGTGATAAATCATACACTTACGAGAAGATTAAGAGTGGGCGTTCACACAAAGACGACAGGCTTGGTCGCCAGTGGGAACACGAAAGGATTTGGAATGACTAGGCATCAACTCGTACTCATGGATGAATTGCAACCGCAGATTGGTTCAGGCCACAGATGGGTCGAAGCCAAGATAGGATACAAGTGGGTCTTCGTGCGTGAGCGCACAGACGGAAACCGCAAGCGTATCAAGCGGCAACTATGGGACAGTCTGGTAGCACAGACAGAACGATATCTTGCAAGGCAAGAAAAAGGTTTTGCAAAACTGAGAAAGAAAGCGGAGAAAAGAAATGGATAAGTGGGATGACGTTGGATGCGTCAGGGAATACTTGAGTGCCTGTCCTTATGCAGAGTTTACTCAGATAGACGACATCTATGATGACGGTGATGTGTACGTCCTAACAGTAGGCATGGCAGTCAGGAAGGAAGACTTGAAAAATGATTGAGACAATATTTGCTAACGCCTTGATGTGCATGGCATTGAACATATACCATGAGGCACGTAACGAAAGCACTATGGGACAGCTTGCAGTCGGGCAGGTGGTGATGAATCGTGTATATGATGACCGCTTCCCTGACACTGTTTGTGGGGTGGTTAAGCAGGGCATTCATTGGGAAAGCATACCAGCCCGTAACAGGTGTCAATTTAGCTGGTATTGTGATGGTCTGTCTGATAAACCACGCAATAAAAAAGCTTTTGAGACAGCACAGGAGAACGCACAGATTGTGTTGAATGGCTGGTTCGGTACGTTCATGGACGGGGCTACACATTACCACGCTGACTATGTAATGCCTAGTTGGTCAAATACCCACACGAGGATTGTCAAGATTGACAGCCACATTTTCTACAGGTGGGACTGATGATTAATAAATCAAAAGCAGTTCTTGTTCACTGCTCCGATAAACGTGAGTCACCCACCCGTGATATCGCAGAGGGATTTATCGGGGGTGCGTGCCGCTTGGTTCAGCTTCAGGATGGCAGGCAACTTGTGATTGAAAAGAAACAAGACATGAACAAACCAATCAACGAGGAAGTGTTTCTCATGTATAATGAGGACGACTCTTGGCCTATAGCCTTGTCGTTCTTCGGTAACGCTTTCTTGTTGACAGATAAAGCAAAATGGAAAAACGATGAAACTAATTAGACGCTCAATATATTCTGGCAACATGCACGAGATGGACTTGCCCATCACCTATGCACAGATACGTAGGTGGCAAGATGGCTGGTCAGTTGACCGTGCCTTCCCTGATTTGACACAGGAAGAAATTGCCTTTATATTAAATGGAACGCTTCCCGATGAGGAAGTCGAGATAGCAATGATGGAGAAAACTTTTAGCGATGTCACACTACACTAACAACCTATGGGAAAAAGACCGAAGGCAACTCTTTAGAGAGTTGTACCACCAGTATATTGAAGAAGGCTACAGCCAGAAGGAAGCCAAGCGGCTTGCACGTGAAGATTCTATGGACATTTATGCAGACAGCGTAGACTTTGCGATGGACGCCGCAGACATGGAGTTCGACCAATGATGAATGATGTACAGTTAAAACGCCATCGTGACTTGGTTCACCGCCGCAGGCTAGAGCATAAGCGAAAAGAGCTTGACCCTGATAGTCGGGCGTGGTACTATGATGGTGATGGAACGAAGCGTGATAAGAGAACCAATGGAGCAGTAGAATGAACAGATTTACACGGACTAAACAGCAAGAAATAAAAGCACTACGGCGCAAAGCCATCACAGCACAGAACAAATCAACGACCAAGAAAACTATGACCGAAGCAATGAGAGAGGTTAAAAATGTATCGCATGATGTATAAGACACAGGGGTCAGCCCCTGCCTTCATGGAAGAGGTGAAGGACATAGACGAGTTCCTTCGCTATCGTGAACTGGTTGCCAAAGGCATGGGGTTCGCAACAGAGATAGTGAATGAAAAGCTGTTCCTGTATGACAGGGGTAAAGAGTTTGGCCTCTACTACGCAGAGAAAGGTGAATAGATGAATACTGAAAAAGCAAACGTGGTCAGCCGTGGTGAGTGCGGCAAGTGTGGTTCGTCAGATGGCAATGTGCTGTATGACAATGGCTCACGCTACTGCTTTGTGTGTGAGACATACACGGCGGCAGAAGGCTCTGACAAAATTGTCAGCGTCACAGAACGAAAGGTTCATACAATGAATACACCATTGAGTCAGGGGCAGTTCTCTGCCATCGAAGACCGTGGCATCTCGCTCGAAGCAGCGAAGGCATACGGCATCACTGTCGCAGGTGACAAGCAGATATATCCATACTACGATGTCAATGGTCAGCATGTGGGGAACAAGGTTCGTCATGTCAAGACAAAAGATTTCCACGCCGAAGGCCGACTGCCACAGGCAGGGTTGTTTGGACAGAACCAGTTTCGTGATGGCGGCAAGTACATTACAATCACCGAAGGTGAGTTGGATGCTGTGTCTGCCTATCAGATGATGGGTTGCAAGTGGCCTGTCGTGTCCGTCCGTAATGGCGCACAGTCTGCGGTCAAGGATGTGAAGGCACAGTTCGAGTGGCTCAACAAGTTCGAGAACATCGTTGTGTGCTTCGACAATGACGAGCATGGCAACGCCGCCGCCGCAAAGGTTGCGTCCATCTTCGAGCCTAACAAATGCCGCATCGTCAAACTGAAGGCGAAGGATGCTAACGAGTATCTCAAGCATGGCAAGACCGAAGAGTTTATCAAGCGTTGGTGGGATGCTTCACCTTACACACCTGCAGGTATCATCAACCTCAAGGACTTCGATGGTCTGTACGATGACGAGGACAGGCAGTCAGTTGACTACCCGTACAAGGGCATGAACGAGTTGCTATATGGTATGCGTACTGGTGAGCTTATCACGTTCACAGCAGGCACAGGTGCAGGTAAGTCCAGCATCATGCGTGAGCTTGAGCATCACCTACTCAACAACACCGATGGCAACATTGGCATCATCAGCCTTGAGGAGAACGTCAAGCAGACTATCTTCCACCTGATGTCTGTCGAGGCAAGTAAGCGGCTCTACATCAAGGAGATTCGTGAGCAGGTTCCACAGGAACAGCTGTCACATTACGAGCAAGCTACTGTAGGCACAGGGCGGGTGTTTGCATTCGACCACTTCGGTTCGATACAGACTGACGAGATACTGGCACGTGTACGCTACATGGTCAAGGCACTTGACTGTCGCTACATCATTATCGACCACCTTTCAATCCTTGTATCAGGTCTTGAGGGTGAGGACGAGCGTAGGAACATTGACAAGATGATGACCCAGCTACGCTCACTGGTCGAGGAGACACAGTGTTGTATGCTTCTGGTATCACACTTACGCCGTGCCTCTGGTGACAAGGGGCAGGAACAAGGTGTACAGATTAGTCTGTCCATGCTACGTGGCTCACACAGCATCGCACAAATCAGTGACGCAGTGATTGCTATGGAGCGTGACCAACAGGCATCCGACCCTGTGGTCGCCAACACCACGACCATACGTGTCCTCAAGAACCGCTATGCAGGTGAGACAGGTATTGCTACCTACCTATTGTATGACCGTGAGACTGGTCGTATGCAGGAGATTGATGACCCTAACGCCGAAGATTTTGACACAGTAGAAGCAGGAGACTACCTATGAAACTCAAACCAATACACGGCGCAGTGAACATCCCGTTCAGCCGCCAGCGTTACGAGACATCTGACGCACCAGCCAAGGACATTGTGATTGCCTACCTCAAGCGTAATGGTCACGAGATACTTCACAGCAAAGAAGATTTTTCTGTTGACATTAAGTCAAAGAAAGGCGATAATACGTACTTCAGCGAGGTTGAAATCAAGTACGGATGGAAGGGTGATTGGAACCCTGACTGGAAAGAGATACGCATACCGTACCGCAAACACAAGCTGATTAACAAGGTGGCTGATGCCGATGGCTTCTTCAACTTCTACATCCTACGTTCTGACCGCAAGGCCGCATGGCGTATCAAGGACAACGTGGTTGCAGAGTCAGATGTGCGTGAGGCACAAGGACGTAACATTGTGAAGGGCGAACACTTCTTTCACATCCCATACGAGAAAGCAGAGTTGATTGAACTATGAAACGATTAGCAGTAGACATTGAAACAGATGGCCTTGATGCCAAACAAATCTACTGCGTAGTGGCACGAGACTTAGATGAAAAAAGAACTTATACATTCACACCCAATACTATTGAGAATTGCAAACAACTCTTGGAGTCTGCCGATATCTTGGTGTTTCACAATGGTGTGTCTTTTGATGCTCCTGTTCTGAAACGATTGCTCAATATCAATATACCTCTAGACAAGATACGTGATACACTTATACTGTCACAGATGGCTAACCCTGTGCGTGAAGGCGGTCACTCGCTTGAATCATGGGGTAAGTCTCTGGGGTACAACAAGATAGAATTTGATGATTGGTCAGAGTATTCCGACCAAATGTTAAAGTATTGCATTAGGGATGTAGAGATTACAGAACGTGTGTACAACATGCTTGTACCAGAGATGAAACGGTTTTCACCACGTAGCATACGCCTTGAGCATCAGGTTCGTGCAATCGTAGACCAACAGGAGCGTAACGGCTTTGCACTCAATGTGCCTACTGCCATGCAACTGATGGCTCGACTGTCAGACGAGGCAACACAAATCAAGGCACAGCTACAACAGAAGTTCCCGCCGATTACTGAGATTAGAATATCTGAAAAGACTGGTAAGCGTTTGAAGGACAAGGTTACTGTGTTCAACCCCGCATCACGCAAGCAGATTGCAGAGCGTCTGTCGGTGTTGGGATGGAAGCCTCATGCCTACACAGAGAAAGGCCAAGCCATTGTGTCAGAGGAAGTGTTAGCAAAGGTTGACATACCCGAAGCACAAATGGTTGCACGTTTTCTTCTCTTGGAGAAACGTGTCTCACAGATTAAATCTTGGATAGATGCAGTCGGTGAAGATGGCAGGGTACATGGTAAGGTTTGGACGCTGGGTACAATCACAGGTCGTATGACACACACCTCGCCTAACATGGCGCAGATACCCGCAGTATACTCACCGTATGGAAAGGATTGCAGGGATGTATGGACTACTATTTCTAATAATTATGTTCTTCTTGGTTGTGACGCAAGCTCACTAGAGTTGCGGATGCTTGCACATTACATGAATGACAGGGACTTCACACGTGAGGTTGTTGAGGGTGATGTGCATACTGCAAACCAGAGGGCGGCAGGATTGCCAACACGTGACAATGCAAAGACATTCATCTACGCATTCCTGTATGGCGCAGGTGCGGCTAAGATTGGTAAGATTGTAGATGGCTCTGCCAAAGATGGTAAGAAATTAATTGATAAGTTTTTATCCAACATGCCTGCACTCAAGGCTCTACGTAGCAAGGTAGATAAGCTTGCATCACGTGGCTATGTGTTAGGTATTGATGGGCGTGTGTTGCAGATACGCTCTGCACATGCAGCACTCAACTCCCTGCTACAGGGGGCAGGTGCAATCGTCTGTAAGGAATGGCTCAAGCACATTATCGTACAGGCAACCAAACGCAACCTCGACTTCAGACTTGTTGCGAGTATTCACGATGAGTACCAGTTCGAGGTTCGTAAAGACCACGCCGAAGAACTTGGCGAGGTTACAAAGCTGGCGATGAAACTGACAGAGCAATCTCTCAAAGTTCGTTGCCCTCTCGACAGTGAATACAAGGTCGGGAATACGTGGGCAGAAACCCACTAGAAAAAAAGTGTTGACATTTGATTATGGATGTGGCACTATATAGTGGTCGTTGGCAATACCGCCACGACATGACAACCAAAACGAAAGGTAAAACGAAATGACAGTAGTAAAAGGTAAAGCATACTGGGCATCAGTACAACAACCAAACACCACTTACGAACCTGAGTGGGGCATCGACATTCTTGTGGATGACGACAATCGTGCCGCACTTGAGGCAGATGGTCTTACTATCAAGAACAAAGGCGATGACCGTGGTGACTTTGTTCACATCCGTCAGAAGGTGACACGCCGTGACGGTTCACAGAACGAAGCACCCACAGTTGTGGACGCACAGAAGCAGCCGTTCTCTGGCCTCATTGGTAATGGTAGCGTTGTGAATGTAATGTACACACCGTTCCCGTGGGAAATGAATGGCAAGTCAGGTGTATCACCACTGCTCAAGAAGGTTCAAGTTGTGGACTTGGTTGAGTACAAAGCAGGGGAAGACTTCGATGTCGAAGATGGCTTTACTGCTTCAGACGCACCATCAGCTACCGCAGAACTGAATGACGAGGTTCCGTTCTAAGTAGTTGATAAGCACGGGGGCGGCATTTGGATTTGGTCGCTGACGATAGCTGCGAGGGTGGGAACGCTATCACTTACATAGGAGATTGAGATGGAAACGAATTTACCAGAATATCTTGTGATATTGTGCTTCGGACTTGCAGGTTTTATTATAGGCTGGGCAATGCCACGGGGCAGACGCTTTAAAGCACTTCAGTTGCGGTTCCTAAAAGGACTGCACAACTTCTTCGCAGATGAAGAAGAGTACATTGCACATAAAGCACAACGCATTCGCAAGACTATAAAAAGCAAATCTAGGACGCAAGGATAGCCATGACTAAGACACTCGACACACTCGTACAGGACATTTATTCAACGCTAGAAAAAGGTGTTGATGTGTCTCAGCCTTCAGTGCAAAAAGCACTGGACGAAGTTGGTAGCCTAGTGCGAGAGGCTACTGAAACTGTGCTTCGTGAGGGAGAGCGTACAGGTGCATCTAACCTACGACTCTCTCAAATCGGAAAGCCAGACCGTCAAATCTGGTACGGAGTACAGGGTGAAGACGGAGAGCCTCTGAATGGACAGACCCGTATTAAGTTCCTGATGGGTCATGTTCTTGAGGCTCTCCTGATTTGCCTGACAAAGGTATCAGGGCATACAGTTGAAGAGGCGCAGGACACTGTAGAGGTAGAGGGCGTGGTCGGACATCAGGACTGTGTGATTGATGGTGTGCTGACAGATATCAAGTCTGCCTCTGCATTTGGATTCAAGAAGTTCAAAGAGAACAGGCTGGCAGATGATGACCC